GAGGCGCCGGGGCTGAACAACCCGGATGCGCGGATGCTGGCCGGGTGCGCGAAGCTGCTGGATCTGGCGGCGCCTGTTCTGGTGGGGCGCGGCGTCGAAATCGTGAACGCGTCGCGGAAAACGGCTCTGACGGCATGGCCGCGGATGACGATGGCGGAGGCCCTTGAGTGACCGATTACCACGAGGCGAACGGGTGCCGCTTCATTGCGGCGGATGACATGATCGTGCGTTGGCGGCGCGAGACGGGGCGCGAGTTTGAGCCGGAGACCTATGCGTTTCTGGACGCTGCGCTTCGGTCTGCGCCGGGGGTGTTCGTGGATTGCGGGGCTTCCACGGGCTGGTTTGCCGTGCCGCTTTCGCGCATTCGGCCGGTTGTGGCTGTGGAGCCGCTGCCGGAGGCGCAGGCGCGGCTTGCGGCTAACCTCGCGCTGAACGATGCGACGGCGGATGTGCTGGTCATCAAGGCTGCGGTGTCTCGCACGGCGGGGCGCACGGTGCTGTGGCGCAACCCGGCTCTGCCGCTCACGTCGGGCGCGTCCATTCAGGTCGCGACATGCGCGCGGCCAGCGGTGCTTGAGGTCGGTACGGTGCGGCTTGACGACGTGGTTTCGGAGCCTGTCCGGGCGATGAAGATCGATGTTGAGGGGCACGAAATGGCCGTGCTTGAGGGCGCGGCGCAGATCATCGCCAATGACCGGCCGGTGCTGGTGCTTGAGGCGAACACGCAGCCGCATTTCGACATGCTGGCGGATTGGTGCGAGCGCAACGGCTACGCCTGGAGCGTGGCAGACGAACGGAACATGCTTTGCACGCCCCTGTAACCGTCACCTGCGTTCTGCGCAGCGGCGGGGACTTCCGGCCTGAGCACGCGCACGGTCTGCACCGGCAGGTCATGCGGCACGCCCCAGGCGCGGTGTTCCGGTGCCTGTCGGACCGGGAGGACGTGCCGGGCTTCATCCCGCTGGCTTTCGACTGGCCGGGGTGGTGGGCAAAGGTCGAGGCATTCGAGGTTCCGGGGCCGGCGGTGCTGGTTGATCTGGATACCGTCATCCGCCCGGGGTTCGGCGCTCTGATCGAGCAGGTCCGGGGGCGCGAGTTCGTCGCGCTGCGGGATCTGGACGCGCGGTCGCCGCGGCGGCTGGCAACTGGGCTGCTGGGCTGGGATGCGGACTTGTCGCACCTGACGCAATGGTTCGCGCTCAACCCGCAACGCCACATTGACGGCAATCGGGAGCCCCGATGGTGGGGCGATGCGGGCTTTATCGAGCGGCACGTTGATACGGACCGCGTTTCGTTCTGGCAGGATCTGGCGCCGGGTGCGGTCGCTTCGTGGAAGCTGAGCAGCCGCGTTGAGCAGGAAGCCGCCGCGGTGGTGTGCTTCCATGGGAAGCCGAGGCCGTGGGAGGTCGAGCATGATCTGTGACCACTACCGGCCGGCGGGGCGCTCCTGGACCGTTGCGGAGGCGTCAACGCCGTTCGTCTCGGCCGCGGAGGCCAAGGCACACGCGCGGATCGACTACAGCGATGATGACGACCTGCTGACCGCGTATCTGCTGGCGGCGTGCGGCACAATCGAGGCATGGACGGGCCGCGTTATCCAGAGCCGCGCTGCGACGCTTCGGCTGCCGCGGTTCCCGACCGATGGGGATCAGGCAATCGAGCTACCGGGCGGGAATGTCTCCGCGGTGGCGTCGGTGGCTTACACGGATGCGGATGGAAGCGCGGCGACGCTGTCCAGTTCGCTCTGGACGATTGAAACATCGTCGCGCGGCGCGGCGGCGCTGCGACTGATCTATGGCGAGACGTGGCCGGCGGTGCAGGAGCGCGGCTTGCCGGTGGTCATCACCTATACCGCGGGCTGGTCTGCCGAAAACATCCCGGCAGCGCTTGAGCACGCGGTCAAGCTGATGGTTGCGGAGATGCACGAGCGGCGCGAAATCGCGGTGATCGGCGCTTCGGTGAGCATGGCGCCTTTCGCTGTGCAGGCGCTGATTTCGGCTTGGCGGCTTCGGGGCGCTGCGTGATGGCAGACGCGGGACGGATGCGCCATCGCTGCCTGTTTGAGCGGCGGACCGTGGCGGCAGATGCCTACGGGAATCCGACCGATGGGACATGGGAGACGCTGGCGACCGTCTGGGGCGCTCTGCGGGTCGAGCGGGCCACGGAACGCATGGACGGCGGGCGCATGGCGTCCCCGGTGTCGGGCGTGGTCACGATCCGGTCAAGCGCCACGGCGCGGGGCATCACGGCGGCTGACCGGGTGACGGTGCGCGGCGACGTTTACGCGATCCGGGCGGTGACAAACCCGGACGGGCGTGAGGCGCTTCTGGAGGTGCATGTCGAGCGCGGGGTTGCGGACTGATGGCGCGCAAGGCGAGGAAGTTCAGCGCTGGGGCCGGCGTCTCGTTTCGCGACGGGAAGTATGTGACCGGCGTTGAAGCCGCGTCGCGCGCGCTTGCCAACGTGCCGGAGGAAATTCGCGCGTCGCTGGTCAAGGCGATGGTGCGCGGCGGCGAGACGCTGAAAGAGGCCGCAGAGGAATTGGCGCCGGTTTCCGTTGGTGGTGGCGACCTGAAAGCGTCGATCTATACGGAGTTTGCCATCGGGCAGCGCAACAAGCGCGGCCGGCTTGCGACGTTCGCGCGCGGCGCGGATCTTGCCGACAACTCGTTGCAACTGCTGGTGAAGGCCGGTGATGACAAGCAAACCGCGATTGCTGGTCTCGCGCAGGAGTTCGGACGCGCGCCCGGTGGTGAAGGCGTCAACGCGAACCACCCGGGCCACGATCCGCAGCCGTTCATGTTCCCGGCGTGGTTCTCGCAGATCAAGAAAATCCGGCGGCGCATCAAATCGGCGTTGACCCGGGCGGTAAAGAAGGCGGCGCGCGGTGTCTGATCATCTTAGCCCTTTGCAGGCCGCTGTTTATGCGGCGCTCACTGCCGATGCGCAGCTAGACGCTCTGATTGACGGCAGGGTCTATGACTTCGTGCCAAACGAGACCGCGTTTCCGTTTGTGAGCTTCGGGCCGGTCAACGCTGGCGACTGGAGCACGCTCACGACTGCGGGCGCCGAGACGTTTTTCGTCCTGGACTTCTGGTCCCGCAAGCCCGGCCGGGTGCAGGCGCAGGCGATGATGGCGCGTGCCTATTCGGCTCTGCACGCGCAAACGCTGATCCTGTCCGGGCACGCTGTCGCGGTGCTGCGGATTGCGGATAGCCGGGTGATCCGCGACCCTGACGGCGTCACCACGCATGGGGTGATGCGGTTCCGGGCTCTGACGCAGGCGACGGGCGAGGCCGCATGGCTTGTCGCGGCTGGTGCGTGGGATGACGGCGGCATCTGGGATGATGATGCGGCCTGGATCGACGCGGCATAAGGATCTGACATGACGACGTTTGCCAATGGCGAAAGCGGATCTAGCGTCCGCACGAAGATCAATGCTGCAATCACGACGGTTGATGGCCTCGGTGCGGGCGACAACCTGCTTCTGACGGCGGCTGAGCGGGCAAAGCTGGCCGGTGTCGAGGCGCTGGCAGACGTGACGGACGCGGCCAATGTGGCCAATGCCGGCGCGCTGATGGCGGCAAGCAACCTGTCCGATCTGGCATCGGCAGGCACGGCGCGCACGAGCTTGGGGCTTGGCTCCGGCGACAACTTGCTGATGACCGCTGCGGAGCGCACCAAGCTGGCCGGCGTCGAAGCGGGCGCAGACGTGTCGCCCGTGGCGTCGGTCGGTGGCCAGACTGGCACGGTTCTTGTCTCGGCGCTGCGTGGCACGGTGCGCTCTGTCACGGAGAGCACCAACGTCACGGCGACGGACAACAACGGCTGGATTGTCTGCACCGGGACGCTGACTGTCACGGTCCCCACCGGCCTCACTGCGCCGTTTTCGGTCGGCATCCTGGTGGTCAGCGGCACTGTGACGATTGCGGGCTCCGGCCTGACCGTGAACAAGCGCGCCGATCAGGCGCTGACCATCGCCACGGCCTATGCACAGGCGGTGCTTGTGTCTTGGGCGTCGGACACATGGGCCGCGACCGGCGGTCTGGACGCGTCGGCATGATCGGGCATCACGCGCTGATCGGCGCAACCTCGCGGGTGTCTGGCGCCGCCTCCGCGTGGCACCCGACAGACGAGGCGGTCATCATCGAATATGGCGACGCGACCACGATGCGCGACGCGGGCGGGTCGGTCCCGAGCGAGGGCGAGGTTGTCGAGACGTGGCTGTCGTCCGGCAGCGTCGGCACCCTGACCATGACGCGGGCCGCGGGCGCCCCGGTGCTGGCCCTGTCGAACGGGCGCCCGTATATCGCTTTGCCAACGCTGGCATCAAACGGGATTATCTACTCGTTCACCTCGAAGGATCTTGTCGGCACCGAGCTGTGGGTTTTGCTGAGGAAGCAGTCACCCAGCGTCGTCAACATGCTTTCGGATAATGGCGGCGCAGGCGGCACGCAATACCAGTTCAAGGCGGGTGCAAACCTTACTATTCAGGGCAGCAGCGTCGTCTATAGCCCGACGCCGCTTGTCCCGCTGTCTCAGACAAATTGGGTCATCGGCCGCGCACAGTTCCGCGCCGACGGCGGTTTTCTTGAGATAGACGGCGCCGGGCGCGACACGTTCACCGGGTCTCAGGCGGCTTTTGATGTCGGGGCAATGGGGCGCCGTCTCTCGGCGGAAATCCCGCAGTTCCACATCGCCGCATACGCCACAGTTTTCGGCACCGCCGACAGCGCGCTTGAGGCGAACCTTTACGCCTATCTCGGTGCCGAGCGCGACGCTCTGAACGGGGTCTGACATTGCCAAAAATCGCTGACCTGATCGACGCCGCAGCCGGTGAGCTGGGGCGCTCGGATGCTGTTGACGCTCTGGACCCGCGCACACGGGCGCAGAACCAGATGGCGCACGGGATGCTGGGGCTCGGGCTGGCGCTGCCGGTGGGGCTGCTCTGCGGCGACGCATGGGCTGCGCTGGTTGTGGTGCTGGTCTGGGCCGCTGCCGAGGGTTGGCAGATCGTCACCGGCCCGCGCTGGCATCCGCGGCAGGGGTGGGACAGCCTCGCGGATCTGGGCGGCTGGCTGTCGGGCTGGCTGATCGCCTGCCTCGTTGACCCTGCTGCGCCTGTTCAGACCGCGTCTGCCGGCGCCGTCGCGCTGCTGGCCGGGCCGCTGATCGGCTTCGGCTACTGGATGAAATTCGGCTCCGTCCGGGGCCGCTGACCCTTCCACCACGGCCTGCGGGCCACACTCCAAGGAGATACGGAAATGGCCGCACAGAGTGGCGTGAAACTCATTCTCAAGATGGGCGATGCTGCATCGCCCGAGGTGTTCACGGCGGTTGCGGGGCTCCGCAGCACCAGCCTGAGCATGAACATGTCGCAGATCGACGTGACCACGAACGCGGCCGTCACCGGCGCTGTCGTGCGTCGGGTCTTCCTCGCGGGCGGCATTCAGGAGATCACCATCTCCGGTGAAGGCGTCGCGGATACGGCGGCGACGCTCAAGACGCTGATGACCAAGTTTCTCGCGGGCACGGAGACGAATTTCGAGGTTCTGTGGACCGACGTTGGCACGCTGGCCGCGGGCTTCGTCATCACCAGCTTCGAGCCGTCTGGCGAGGTCGAGGGCGCGCTGCTGTTCAGCATCACGCTGAGCATGACGGCTTACACGTCCTGGACCGAGGCGGCCTGATGCGCGCTAACCTTCGCCGGAACCTGTGTGGCGTTGACACGAAAATGTCGATGCCCATCGGCGCGCTTGAAAAGGTCGCGGAAGTCAACCCGCGGATCTTCGACCTGTGGCGCGGTTTCGTGGTTCACCAGTCATGGCAGCTTGGCGAGCTTGAGGCGGTCATCAATGCCGGCCTTGAGTTCGGCGGCTCCAAGCTGCGTTTCGGCAAGGTCTACGAGCGGCACGGGCTTGAGTTCTGCGTCGTGCTGGCGGGCCAGTTGCTTGAGGTCGCGTTTGCGCATGACGAGCCCGAGAAGGACGCGGCCCCGGCGGGGGAGCCTCCGGCCGATCAGATGAGTTCCTGATCGGCCGGTATATCAAGGCGGGCGTCGCTTTCGGGTGGCGTCCTGATGAGGTCCGGGCGTGCAGCCTGAGCGACTTCACACACGTTTGCCACGGATTTGCTGAGATGCACGGCGGGGGCGACTCCGGCGGCGGAAGCGGCCTGAGCAAGACCGAGCGCGATGACCTGATGCGCATGTTGCAGGAGCACAAGTGATGGCGAGCACCGAAGAAATCGCCGCGCTCCAGCTTCGCATCGAGGCGAACATCAATCGGCTTGAGGGGCAACTTAAGAAGGCGAATGACCGGCTGAACAGCACGGCGGGCCGCATGTCCCGGACGGCGAAGAAGCTGGACGGGGCGCTTTCGTCTGTCGGCAGTGCATTCGGGCTTCGGATCAGCGCGGGCGCTATCGGCGCGGCCGGCGCGCTGGCGCTGTTGGGCAAGGGCGTGACGGACGTTGTGCGCAATGGTGACCGTCTCAAGCTGCTTGAGGGGCGGCTGACCGCTGTCACCGGGTCTGCGGCGCGGGGCGCGGCGGCGTTTCAGTCCGTGTTTGAGGTTTCGCAGCGGCTGGGCGCGGAAATCGAAACGGTCGGCGGGTCGTTCGCGAATTTCCGGCTTGCGGCTGACTCCATCGACGCGACTGATGCCGAAGTTGCGCAGCTTGTCGAGACGGTTTTGCAGCTTGGCCGGGTTTCAGGCGCCGGTCAGTCTGAACTGGCTGGCGGGCTCCGGCAGTTGGGGCAGGCGCTCGCTTCGGGCGTGCTACGCGGCGACGAACTGAACAGCGTCCTTGAGAACCTGCCGGAAGTCGCGCGTCTGATCGCCCGGGATCTTGGCGTGGGGATCGGACAGCTTCGCGAGATGGCTTCCGAGGGGCAGGTAACGGCTGACAAAGTGTTCGGCGCGCTGC